GGTGATCTTGATCTTGCCATCTGACAGTCCGGATTCTTCCACAGTTGAGATGCGCAGGACCATGGTTTTAATGCCGCGTGTCGATGTATCGGAGATCTTGATAACGTCGCCAACTTGTACCGGTTCTGCCCGGCGATCACATGTCATTTCAATCGATATCAGTTCTGCAGACGCCTGTTTCAGATCGCGCTCACCGAGGCGAGAGGCCAGTGCGGCTGTTGGGCAATACTGATACGTTGTGTTCTGCGTGATCATACGTTCACTGGACTGGATGCCCGCCAGGTTCGTAACTCGCTGCACTGCGTCTGAGGATCGAGTGGCGACATTCGTATACGTGATGATTATTTCATTGATCAGATTGTACATGGTGGACGACTGCACTTTATCGAATGACACAATGCCGTTGCCCAGAGTGAACGTATCCAGTGTGTCCGCGTCGTAGTCCGCCCGGAGAAGTTTCAGTACCAACTTGCCAGAGCTTTTATCGAAGCGCAGAACGCCGTTAATATGGTTGAGCAGGTCCTGCACGAAGTTAGCGAGTGAGTCTGTACGGGACCATTTAGCACAGAGCCCGAGACCTTCGTCATAGAGTGTATCTGCTGCGGTTCTCCAGCTCGCATCGTCGATCCAGGTTGCAGCATCAAGACCACGTCCCCAGGTTTTATTGGTCACTGTTTCATAGATGATATGCGCGGGATTCATGGCCTGAACTGTATACGCGTTTCCGTCTGAATCGGTAGACGACATATTGATCGACACTTTAGACGAATACCAGCAATTATCATCTTGCCAGCCTTTATACAGGCGCAGCACGCGGAATGCCCACTTCTTTGGGTACGGGCTCATGGCACAGACTTCACCATCGAAATACGTTGTTGCCAGGCCCCGGAATTCTGGAACGGTATTCTCTCCCGATAAGTCCTCAAGAAAGGATTTCAGTTTGCTGCTGATCGTCTGGGTTTTTGTCCCCATGTAATACTCAAGCGTCCCGTCGATCCCGCCTTCTGAATCCGTTCCCCCAAAAAGGTCAGGCTGATCAATTTCAAAAGATCCGGTGTCAGACGTGGCGCTGCCCGACCAGGCCACTTTGTCGTCATCACAATTGATCTGTAGTAGGGCGTCCACGGGCCCTCTGCAGATCCCCATGTGCAGCGACATGTAATATTTAAAACCGACTGTTACCGATGTGCTTTTACCCATCGAGATGATCTCCGTTTATTATGATTTAGGCCATTCTGGATGGGTTCGAGCCCATTCGGCGGTCGCAATGGCAACCACTTTGCGGACCAGTGGGTTTTCGGTTTCCGGTAGGTCATCCACGCAAACGCCGTTTATCATGAAGTCGTCTACGTTAACCCCAAGACGTTTTAAAACCCGATCCATGCCGGGCATACAGTAGGTTGCGGCGCGTGCGTGTCTCGCATAGACCATGACGCCCTTCGGTTCATTGATCATTTCTTGGCTTCCTTTGCTTTCACTTTCTTGGTGCGCAGATTGCCATAGGCCATGATGAAGAAATCATCCACCCAGTTCTCACCGAACACCACGGGTTGCGGCGTGCCTTCGTCCACTTGCTCATAGTCAAAGTCTTCCAAAGTGGCCGGTGTCAGAGCACTGGATGATGATGAGGAAAAAGCCAGCGTCAAAAGAGATGATGCCGCCATCATGATCAGCGACATGGTAAATGGATCCATAATCCTGCTCCTTAATAAATTTGAGTACCGTCAAATGGACTGGAGTTGGGCATCGCCGGAACACCTCCGAAATTTGCCAGGTTATTGAATTTGGTAAAACAGATGTCACAGGTCCGGCCACATCCAGGGTATATGTTTATGGACATGCCACCGGTGATCCCGTCAATCAGCCCGTAGATCGTCAGATACCCACTTGCTTGATTACTCCCCTGAATGCCTCGGCGCATCACGCCTTTTGCAGTATCGGTCCATTCAATAAACCCACCAGCAAACCAGTTGTCTGCATATGATGCCAATTCTGAGGCGAAGATCTGCAGTCCGGATATTGAATCAATGGTCACGGTGACTTTGTAACTGGCTTTGTCTACAGAGCAATTTGTGTCATACAGTGAGTACGGGCATCCTCGACTGAATCCAATCCGCAGTCCGTCGGTGTCAAATGAGGCGGATACTGTATTGACTGAAAACTCGCAGTAAGCCGGGTCCGCACGATCAAGGTCCATGACCTCCCCAGCGTATTTCAGATATGCCGTAGTATCCCCATAGTGCATATGGTAGATACGGATAATCAGTTGTGAATTCGGCGGAGTGCCCTGAAACAGTTCTGTTACGTCCGCGGTATTAGGCAGCGTGATCGTGATGGATTCAGACTCCGCCTCACCATTCTGTTTAATACCATCGTCGGTGATCGGTATCGCCGTCCACAAGTGTGAGTTCGCAGTGATGTTGACATCGGCGCTGCAATACCGCCAATAGTTTTGGGTACCACTGACCTGGAACTCATACAGGTAGATAGGGCGTCCGTCGTTTTTCGATATTTCTGTGTCGCTAAAAGTCATGTGTCACCTCAAGATACGGCGGTTACGGATCGCACGTCATTAAATGCCCGGAATGTGATTGAGCAAGTAGACGACCCAGACCCATCTGCATATCGTGTTAGTTCAAATGAATCCACATCGCTGCGTGCAATCGGCATATACATGATACGGTCTATTTCAGATATTTCATAGTTGCCAATTGTTTCAACTAAGTACAACCATTCTTCTGTGCCTACTGCCCGTGACGCCGTGATTGCCGCTGGGATGTAGTCACCATTGGTCGTTTTCAATAATATGTATTTTTGCGTACTCTGTGACACATTGTCATATAAATTGTAGCCACATCTGTACACGCGGATCGCACCTTCACTGGCCTTGATCGGCTCCACCAGTTCGAAGTCATCGCAGAAGTTCGGAAGATGGAAGGTATTGCATTTACCCCGCATCGCATACAGAGCCGCAACGAATGCCGCCATCTGCGTCCGCCCTCTCAGGTGGTACATATACTTGTACGTCCTGTAAGACTGATTGCCTGGGTCGATCTGCACAGGGATGGATGAATCGTTATCATAGGTATAGACCAGGCGGCCATATGCAACACTGACATCCTCCCCAAAGTTCGGCTCTGTATTGAGGATCGGCAGTCCGGTGTATTCATAGACCGGGTATGTCCCCCATCCGGAAGTGACATCCTTATTTTCCGTGATGTAGAATTTCAATTGCAGTTCGGCTACTTGCGCGGTGTGCTGCGTCCCGCTCACTTCATCCTGCAGACGTGCGGCCCTACATGGTGTAACGGTGGCGATACCGGACTTGATCGCCGACTGCAGGCCGTCCAGGAGCGTTATTGCCGTATCCGAAACGGCGGTTACCATCCCAATCTCATAATCCATTGGGTCTGAGGTGTGTCGTATCACGCATATGGTATTCACCTGGAACTCTCTTAAAGTGAAGTCTCCGGTTACCGTTGCTGATCCAGACACCTGATCGGCATTGACCCTCGTCTCGTCATGCCACAATGGCAGCAAGCAGTCACCATATCCGACACCAGCCAGGAACGAATCCAGCAATGTACGGTATGGGCCGTACCGCATGAATGACGCTTCGAATGATCGCCGTGGATGGACACGCAACGCCCTCCGCTGTTCGACCTGCGTTTCAGACTGCATTACGTCTGTGTACCATTCCAGTGTCTCGGTGACGCCATCCGCCCAGTTTGGTTTTACCAGAAATACTGGATACCCCATTCGTTCATCATCTGACGATGACGGCTTTTCTCCGAGTGAACTATCATCAATCGAGCTGGTGGACCCAACAAAGTCCGCTGCACGACTCACTTCGATCAATTCAGTGCCAGAGAACAAGGCATATGCTGCCCACGATGGGGTCCCGCTTGCACCGGTCTCTGTATACTGGAAGTCCATTCTATATACACCGGCAGACATGCTGAACGTTGATGATACCGGAGTCGCTGTGGCTCGATCTCCAGACCCGGTTATCTTGGCATCACCATTGAGTGAGATCGTCGCTGTATCGTCGGCCAACAGGTACAGCGTGTATTCTGCAGCTGCCAGTTTTATCCACTTTGCCATGTAGTAGGTCTGCCCCAGCGTGCCCGCGCTGACATCATCCTGGACATAGAGCGCATAGGCCCCCGAAAGGGCCGTGTTCGCTGCGGTGATCTCTGTATTTGCGGTGATCGTTTCTTTTACTGGGATCAATGTCGCCATGTTTACGCCTTAGCCAGTTTCTTGATTGACAGTTTATTGCGGCGGATCTGCTGCATGATAATTTTCTCGCCATAGCTGGAGTTCATTGCATCTGGCACCGAGTCTCTATTATCCACCAGCACAATCCGAGTAGATGAACTGATGGACCCAGACGACTGCCCACTTGCGGCATTCATCAGGTTGTTCGGATCAGATTTAGAAAGTACCTGTTCACCCTTCTGCAGGATCGCTGGGACTTCATCTGACTTCAACCCTGGGAAGCCTCCTGTATGGAATCGTTTGGCCCCTGCGAATACGCTCGGGCTGACTGATTTGGATTGCTGACCCGATCCGCTGGTGGACGACCCAACCGTCCCGCCGTTATGGAACATGCTGGAAATGAATGACACCGCAGACGACATCAGGCCACTGGCTCCGGCAGAAGACCCGGCGGACGCGGTCGCTGTTGATGTAGACGAACTGAACAGACTAGAGAAGAAATTCCCAATGGTTGAAAAGATCGAGCTGCCAGAACTGAATATGCTTGAGAACATACTGGACAGGCTGCTGCTGATCGTCTTCATTACCGACCCCCCAGACGCAAATGCCGACGAGAACATACTGGAAATCGAACTCATAAACCCAGTGGACTGTGACGCGTCTGCTGTTGATGATTTGGCCGAACTACTCTTTGATGAAAACCCAAAGATACTGGCAATGCCATTTGCGGCGGAAGTTAGGAAGTTTCCGTTGCTCGCACCATTTGCGCCGGTGGCTGCCCCTCCAAGCTGTTTCGCAATATTGGATATACCAGAATCAGAAGACGCCGCTAGAGCATTGAGCACTGCCTGCTTCGCGATTGCTAGTGCGATGTCTTTCAGCAATGATGCAAAGAAATTTCCAACAATAGCCCCCAACGACGTCCAGGCATCCCGCCAGTTGGTTGTTCCTTTGACCAGCTCCGCGATCAGGTCGCCAGTATCCTCCAGTGCTGTGTTTATGCCATTCACTATAGAGTTGACGCCGACTTTCTGCAGCTCGGTGAACTGCCCACTGGTGTTCGCTAGGCCGAGCTGCAACTGGGCGATCTGGTCATTCATTTCGGCCAGTTGGTCCGGGGTAAACGCCTCCTTATGGGCTTCAACTAAATCCTTAGCTGCCTGTATTGCGCTCTTGATCCTCGATTCATAATCCGTCATTGCCGTCGCAGAGTTATTGATCATGTCCTGTTCCGACATCTGACCGGCCTCATTCAATTTCACATATGAATCGACCAGTTTGTTTCGGGTATCTTCCAAGTCCTGCGCTTTCTTGATCGAATCAGCCACCGCATCGATAGTGGTTTTTTGTTTCGTATATGCAATATCCTGCTGCTCCAAAGTTTGGAGGTTCTTGATCAGTTGATCTCGCTGAGACGATAGCGCCGCATTCCCTTTTATTTTTAGATTCTGCAGAGACGCAATCAGCTTTTCATATTTTTTACGGACAGCATCAACGGCAGCCTCAACGGAGGCGGTTGTATTGACCTGGCCCGCCATTTCAGATTTATTGGCTTTCAGCTGATCGGACCATTGCTGCAGTGTCGCCGCCGCTTGCTGGACTTGCTGAGTGTAGTCTTTGGCGGACTTGGTTCCTTTCGAATTGAACTCCATGGTTGTGGCTTGTTTCTGTTTTGCCACGACGGCATCCAGTTGTTTTGCCATTGCTGCGCCGGTTGACCCGCCGATAGCAGTAGCCTTGTCATACAGCGGCTTGAACTGTTCATCGATCAGTTTCAATTGTCCGGCCAGGTCATTCTTCACCAATGCCTTTTTAGCAGACTGGATCGCAGTTTCTGCAGCTTTCTGGGCTCTCTCGATCTCTGCTGTCAACGCTGCAATTTGCCGACCTTCCGCACCGGTTTCTTTAGTATCTGGTTGAGTCCAAAGAGAGCTCGCAGCTTGTTTTGTCTGACTGAACATTCCAGACCAGTTTGATGCACTGACCTGATCCTTGGTGATGTTCGGACTGATCGTCGTGCTGTTGACCTGTTTAGCAAAGTCGGACCAGCTCGCGGCACCGGTTTTATTCTGCTTGATCATGGTGTCGATTGCTGCAGAGTTTTGCGAGACAACCGTATCCATTGCATTTTTGTGCCGTTTTTCAACAACTCCGTTCAATGCGTCCCAATCAGATTGATATTGGTTCCAAACACCTTTGACGGTGGAGAAGGCGTCTTCCTGAGATACCGCCATATTGTCCGCTGTCGCCCGCGCTTGTTTGGCCCATGAATTGAGAGTATTTGAAATATCCTGACCGATGCCGGGGATCTTCGCTACCAACTGCGCCATAGCTTCTTCGGCGGACGCCAGAACATTGAGAAGCATTGACGTGAAGTCCCCAAACACGTCTTTCATCAAGTCATAGACAACGGCACCGGCCTCCTGAAATAGCGCCTTTATCGCCAGGATGAATTTGGCCGCCTCAATGTCAATGTTGTCTACGAAGTCTTTAAATGCTGCAATATTGTTATATGCCCATGCGGCAATGCCGATTGCTGCCAGTGCCAGCCCGATGTACGGTATCGCCGCCGCTACAGCGGCCAGCGCGGGACTCATGGCTAAAATGCTGGATACCGCTTCTGCTGCAATCGGAATAAGCGCTGCCAGTCCATTCTTGAAGATGATCAGAAACGGCTGGATCTCTTTGAACAATTGATAAATGCTCAAAAGTCCACTGGTTATCTTCATGCCTAGCCAGATCGCGGCGATACCTTCCAGAACATTTTCCACCAGTTGGAGATTGTCCAATATCGAGATCAGCGCATCCGTCACATCTGCTAAAAGCTCGCCCCATTGTTGCGCCGCCTTTGTCCCTTCATCTGACGACAGGAAGTCTGTGAGTTTTTGCAGGGCCGTTGTATATGAATCAATGAACCCGCTATCCGCCATTGCCAGCTTGAACCGCATGAATGCGTTATAGGCTCGGCCTTCTGCGGCATCCACGCCATCCAGCGACTCGGATAATGATCCGTTTACTGCGGTTCCCAGTCCTGTTGCCAACGCGATCAAGTCTTTCGTTTTGACTTCGCCATTCTGGACATCTTTCATCAGGTCTGCGATTGACTCCTGACGCTGTTTGGCAAATGCGGCCATTGCCTGCGGCAAACGTTCCGCCAACTGTTGACGTAACTCTTCTGAATAGACCTGACCTTTGCCTATCATCTGGGACAGTGCCAGGTATACGCCCTGTAAATCCTCTACGGACAGATGATTCACACGGGCCGCTTTTGAAACCTGCTCAAAACTATACTTGGTGTCATTCAAAGACATCCCGGCCTGAACTGCGGACACTGCGAATTTTGAATACTCGCTTGCGACGACATCCAATCGCAGACCTAGCGCATCTGCCAGTTGTTCTGTATATGCCCATTCCTTTTGCTGCGCCTGCTGATCGCTACCGACGATCTGTCCGATTTTTATCATCGTTTGCTGGCGGACTTTATAGGCGTCAATAACCTGACTTGCCATTGTGATCTGGCCGAACAGACCGGTATACGCGGCGGCCAGGGCCAAAATCTCTCCTCGCAGACGCTGCGACATTGATAGTGTAGTTCGGCCACCTGAAAAGAAGTTCTTCAAGCCGTTAGTGAACTCATTGCTCGAAGCCGTGACTCTTCCGCGGCCAGGTTCTGTGTGGAGACACCTGCAGCTTGTAACGCGGCTTGTGTTGCACGGGCCTGTGAGCTCAACGAACGAATTGAACTGGCCGCCTCGCTTGCCCTCGCTTTCATTTGCTGCATCTGCACTGCATAGTCTGCGGACCCAGCTGAGGATGTGCGCATCTGGTCGGCGAGCTCCCGGATATCGGCCTTCGCCGACTGATACTCAGTGCGGGCTTCACGGATCGCGGAAACCTGTGCTTTGTATTTATCGATCAGCTTCCCGATGTTTAGGATCGCGGTCTGATTGTCTGACATCGTTTTCATCGTTGCCGCGTAGTCTTCCACCACGCCAGAGCTGGATTCGATAACTCCATCCAACTTCTGGA